TGGCATCCCTACCTCTAATAGCTCCTCTGATCTGTGATCCGTCGGCCAATCTCTGTGTACCAGCTGTATTGGTTGCTGTCGGCACATAGGTATTAATATCCTCTTGGTCTGAGAATCTTACAAACATATCATCTTGAGTTGATGGTGTTCCTATAGTTGTTTCTGTACCAAAAAATACCAAGTGTCTATCCGGTGTGGATACCAACATGTGACGTGATGCTGTTGGTGCACCAGATATAATACTTGCTCTTGTATTTTCTGCATTTGTTGCAGCAGAATTCCATTCAAACACTGCACTGTCATGAATTAAACAAATAGCTTTGTCACCAAAATTATCTAATGACCACATACCAGGTTCTAATACTAAGTCACCTGATGCTGCCTCACCCCATGCTACAAAGTTTGTTGTGCTTGTAACGGTTGATCCACCACTATGTGCAGCTTTTGTAGTACCTCTAACTTCTCTTGTAACACCAGTAAGTTCATTACCAGATATACCTGTGTAAGATATTTCTTCATTATCTATTTTTATAAAGTTTGTTCCTGTGCTTGGAAATTGTGATACGTCCCCTAATATTAATCCTGTTGTAACAGTATCATTAATACCATTTGTAAGTGTTGTCGTTGGTTCACCTGCAACCTCACCACCAAAAGTTCCTAGAGACCAACCAAATCCTTTTGCTTGTACAGCTGGACCTACAGGATAGTAGTGTTGAACTCTAATACCACCTGATGTTGTTGCACCAGATCCTGATTCGTTAGATGGCATTGTTATAGTAACAGTTGTGCTTGATGGTACACTAGTTACCATAAATTTTTTATCGTTAAAATCTGACGCTGCAAAATTAGAATTAGTAATTGATGAAAAATTATCTAACAAAATTATGTCATTCTCATTAATACTATGAGCACCACTAAAAGTTATTGTAACAACGGCTGATCCATTGGTCGTGCTAAACGCACTTGTAAGAGTTGTTGTAGATTTAATAGGGTGTATGTCATAATACACACCACCAGAAAACGCATATAAAATTCTGTTTGTACCAATAATTGCATATTTTCTAGATTTACTATTTACAAAATGATGAAGACCTCTACCCGCACCAGTTAATTTGTCATCACCCAGTTGTTTCCAACCACCTATTTTCTCTGGTATACCATATCTAAATCTAACGTTATCACAGTCGATCCATTGACCCTCTGCTCCCGTAGGTGTTATCTGTTTATTGATTCCAGGCTGAAAACCTATTTTTTGTAGCATATGACTCCATTATAATACTATTTTACAAATGCCGGTAGACCTAGCAGGGGTCTTCCATCAAATTTGTTTTTATCAGCAAATGGGCCATTTACATGATTATAATGTAGAAATACTTGGCCGCAAATGTTCCCGTCAAAAGGCTCTCGCCAATGTTCAAGTTCGCAACCACTATATACTAGCATATCGCCTACTTCAAGCAAGACTTTAGTGCCTTTGGGTGCATCAGGCTTATGTATGTTTTTATACTCATCTATGACGTTGTTAGACCCCGTACCATCGATAAATATAGGCCATGGATCTCCACCTAGGTTTAATGTGGTAGATATCTCACAAGAGGGTCTATCTTTGTGTCTTTTTAATTCATCACCTTTTTTATATATTCTAGAGTATGAATATGTAGGTATTAGTTGTAGCCCTGTTTCTTTAGCCATAACAGGTAACATTTTAACTAACAATGTCTCCATAACAGGATCTGCATAATGAGAATAAGTATTAGGTATTTGTTGATCTGTCCATGTTCCAAACATACCCGTGTCAGCTATAATATTATTATCATACATAAATTTAGCTGCATCACGTTTAAGTAAAAAATAATTAAATACGAAATTAGCTAACTCGTATGATACAGCACCTTTGATTACTTGATATTTATTAAAAGCCATGTTGTATAAAATTAAAACTTACTGATATTCTTATATCATTTGATTGATTAGGTTCAACACAATGCCAGAGATAAAACGGAAACATTATAATTCTACCCTCTCGTGGTTGTAAATGAACTTCTCTCCATAAGTGTTTCGGTGGTCTTTCTTTTTTTCTAGTAGGCATATTTAATTGCACCCCTGGTCTTGGGTCATTACACACTAGTGCACCAGAATTTTCTAAAGCTTTTATATAATATACTCCGCTAAATAAACTATTAGGATGTATGTGTGGAGCATTGTACCCACCTGGTGGATTTATATTAGCCCACATATTTCCTAACACAGGTTCCCTATCTAACCATTCCTCTTTCCATATGTCATTCATCATTACAAATAATTCATTTACCAAAGGTTGAAACACAGGTATCTTGTGCATTTCAGTTGTAGAATGCCAGCCATTACGGTTTGTTTTTTTAACACCAGGATCTCGTTTAGACCATTCAATTATTTCACTAGCAAATAATTGATTATCTAATTTTACATCTTTACCATATATGGTTGTTGGAAAAAATTGTTCTTTAATCATCTAAAAGGTTTGCCTCCAAACCAGACAACAAGAGATTGTCTAAGACCACGTTTAACTGGTTGTACTCTATGGTTTATAAAGGATGCAAAACAAATTGCATGTCCTTGTTTAAGTTCTCCAAATTTACCTGGCGCACCTAATTCTAAATGACCTCCCTCAAACTCTGATGGATCATTCAATAATAAAGTCATAGATATTTTTCTGACTGGTGGTTCGTGAGCCATGTTTGTATCGCAGTCCATATGCCAGTCATAGAATCCTCCTTCTGGGTATTCTGTAAACTGTGCGTTTTCTGTGACTCTAACATCTCCAAAACCAAAATGGTTTTCATTTGCCTTTTGTATAAATTTATCTAAATCACGATACATGTGTTCCATTTCTTTAAATGGAATCCACGATATAGTTGTAACTCTTTTACTCGTATCTGTGCCACCCCCTGGTTTACCCATACCAACCTGTGCTTTTTGTGGTTGTTGGCGTCTACCACATTCTATAATTTGTTTACATTGATCTGGTGTAAACAATGGCGCTGTTGTTTGTATTATCCAACTCTTCCATTTAGGTTCTGTTATAATTTGATTTTTGTACATTAATTTACTCCTCTATTTCTAATTGGATCATAATCAACGTCCATATTTGCTGCAAGGGTTCTTCTCCATCCAGGTCCGTTAAACGGATAAACACAGTGTCTCATATCATATGGAAAAATGTAAAAATCTCGTTCTTTAATATTTGGTTGGTAATCTACATTTGCAAACATACCGCTAGAAGAACCTAATATCTGTAATCTACCATTCTGTGGTGCATCTGGTGATGAATATTCTACACCATAAGATTCTGGTAATTTTAAAATCATCACACTTGATAAACCTGTAAACAATGATCCTTGGTGCACGTGCACTGGATTGTATTCATGCTCAAACATAGTGTTAACCCATACAGAATTAAAATGTAATCTATATTCTTTGACTTTATTCCACTCTAAATAATGTCTAAATTTTTGTTCAAACCATTGTAAAACATTTTGCGGTAAATGATTATGTTTAGTCATTTTATTACTATCCTCACCATTAAAAAATAAACTATGTTCTTTTTCTATTTTACCTACAAGTTGTTTGTTTGCAGGTTTTAGTTCAGGATATTTATTTTCATATATTTTATTAATCACATGAAATATTTCTAAAGGCACTTGATATTTTAAAACAGACTGGCCTAAAAAAACAAAATTAAAATCTGATGTGTCCATATTTCTGTCTAATACTTTCTGGTATTTTATCTATATAAGGATTGTGTACCTTTCTAACTATTGATCTTATGTTATGCATATTCTTTCCTACGATAGTATCGTCATACTTCATACCATTAACTTCTACTTGTTGCAAGTCTTCAAATTTATGATTAAAATAAGGCAGTCCCATAAACTGATATACTTTACGAATTTCTTTTTCTGGTTGTGCAACTAAATCATTATACTTTACATAATGACAAAGACTTGGATAATTATATGAATTTTTTATAGCTTCTAAATCTTTTGCAACAGCACCGTCTTTATTCATAATCCTGCCTAATTTTTCCTCATCATTTTTTAGATTATATCTATTAGGAAATGCATCAGGGTTTTCAGTATACCATTTCATATAACTTGCTAACACATCCATCAGATCTCTAAGCAACACTATACATTTGAATGGTCGTTTAAAATGTTTTTGCATTAGTGCAAAATTACCAATTGTCATTACAGGTCCACGATCAATGATTATTGGTTGTGGCCAATCTTTATAGTAAATATCATAAACGACATCTAATACATTATCTAAAGATTTGTGGTCTGGATAGTTTTGAAACACATCCGTTTGTTTTAATAAAAACAAATCTTTCATTATCTCTAACGTAATAGAATTAGGAGTGCACGCTATATCTGGGTTTTGATTCATAATACTTGTAAATAAAGTATTACCAGATCTAGGTTGTGCTACTAAAAAAAATAGTTGTTTATTCTTCTTTGGCTCCAAGGTCACTTGTTAATTGTTCTTTCTTGTTGTAAATCATCTCTCCTGATTTTTTAACTCTTTCTATACTCTTTAATTGACCTAACACATTAAATACTTCTGGTTGACTTGAACCAGATGTTAGTGTCTCTGCTTTGTTTTTCATAATCATATGATAAGAATTTAATTGATGTCTATTAACATCTTTTGTATCAAACGATCCATCATCAAATTCTTTTTTTAATGTAGACCAGAGTTTAATTTCTCTCATTCTATCTTTAGCAACAAGTTGCATGTTAGCTAAACCATATCTAGCTTCATCTAAATCTATTTGATATTTGGTTAGTTTATAGTCGTCTTTTTCAGTTTCTATTTTTTTCTCTAACCATTTAATTTTTGCCTCTTGTCTTCTACATTCAAAAGATAGAGTCATAAGATTTTCCAAGAATACATTCTGTTCTCTGACACACTGCCAATACTTTGCAGCTTTTGTTGGATATTTCATATCTTGAAGAACAGACATTCTCATTTCTGTTTCTGTTCTAAAAACCTGTTTCTTGGTCCATGTGTCTCGAAGCTCGGCTGTCATAGCCTTAAACTCTTTCACATCATTTGGGTCCAATAAATTATTTAAGCTTGGCGCCTCTTTTTCTATAAGTGCATGTATATTTCTTTTTTCTGTCATAATAATCCTTTCGTGATTTAATATATACTTTATTAACCAGTTGTCAATGTCTTAGCTGTAACTGTTTCTGTTGTTCCAGTAAAATCTTCTGTTGCCGTCCCCCCTGTGTTATTAGAAGACCCTCCAAACATTGTTGAAGCTGATGCAGGAGCAGTAACAAATGAAGCTCCTTGTCTTCTAGCTGATGACATCGATGGTCTTGTCGACCAGTTTGTTCCATCATAACCAAAAGTTAAAACAGACGTGGATCCTCCTAGTGTCCCACTATAAAGAAGTCCATCAGTTTGTGTTCCAGACGCAGCGTGATTTTTAGCTGTTACAGGAAGACTATTAACCGTTGTCCAAGAAGAACCATCATATTCTTCAACAGCGGAGACAGCTCCTGATCCAGGTTCTCCACCCGCTACTAACGAAGCAGTAGTTGTTCCGCCTCCTCTTCCACTTTGTCTAGCTGTATTTAAAGCAGGTATAGCTGTCCAAGAAGTTCCATTATAAGTTTCAGCGTTAGCATAATAATTAGTACCAGGATCAGCATAACCACCAGCCGCCCAGGCTGCAGTTTGTGTTCCTGCTCCAGCCATATTAGATCTTGCTTGGTTTAAAAAATACGGAGTTGCGTTTACAGTCCAAGATGAACCATTGTATTCTTCTGTGCTACCAGTGTAACCAACAGGAGCAGAACCCACACCACCAAAAGCTAAAGCAGCCGTTTGAGTTCCCGCACCTCCAAGTGCATATCTACCTGTATTTACATCTCCACCAGCGGTCCAA